CCAACACTGTGTCTTTCCTTACCGAAGTCTAGGAAGTCTTGTACTCCCCAGTCCTTGGGATCACCAGCTAGTGGGCTCTTGTTCTGCTCTACAAACTCTCCGTTTGCTGCAGCACTGTTGTCCATAGGGGCAGATTGCCCTTGAGTCTGGCTAAGGTTCTGCATTGGGTTAGGAGCTTGGTTAGAAACAGCTGATGGGTCGTTCTCTGTATAGCCAGCAGGTACAGCAAAGAGAGGCTGACCATTTACGTACGGGATGAACATAATCTGTCCATCTGCGTTCTTAAACTGCTTGGTTTCAGTGCCAGTAGCACCACTTGAGCCACTGTCCCAACCGGGAGCATCGCTACCAGTGTTGGCCCACACAGGACCACCTTCGGCCATGTGGGGGATAGCTTGTAGTTCGCTAGCATCAAAGGGAAGCTCGTCATCTTCGACAGCCCCATCTTCTCCACCACCAGTGTCACCAAGAGCTTCTCTAGCCTTTGCTACCATCTTCTCGATCTTCTCTAGACCGAGGAAACGAACAACATTGGCAGGAATTACAAACTCACCCTCAGAAGCCATAATGGGAACATCGTCCCTGACTTCCTTTGGCTTTGCACCGGGTGGTACTGGATTACCTGATACGGGATCTTTCACTTCTCCACCTTTCGCAAATCGTGGCATTGTAGCATTAAGACCCTCTAGGCCCTGAATGTCTATTTCTATTCCTGTGTTGCTCCTAGGAGAGCGTTTAGCAAAGGTCTTATATAGGTCTCTCTGGAAAGTCTCAAGAATTTCTAGATCGAGGTTTTCCCCGGCATTTTGAGCAGTAGGAAGGGCATATTCATCCTCAAATGCAGGGTCTGGGAGACCGACTAGATAAGGATCATCCCTAAAATACTTATCTAGTTCTGGGTGTCTTTCTAGATAACCCCTAAACCAATCATCAGCCTCCATTTGGCTGTTAAACTCTGGGACATCACCTTGCCTAAAGGGAACCATAGTCCCCCAAGGGCTCTCACCCCATGCTTGTCTAGCAGACCTAGCGTCAGTGTTAGTACCCTCATAATCTAGCTCTTTAACACCAAGCTTGATTTTCCCACCAGTTTCCTGTTCAATCTGCTTAAGCACCTTCTTTACAGAGGATACATAAGTGTTGTGGAAAGGGCCGCCTTCTTTAGCCACCTTGACCATGTCACCAGGATCATATTCTCTGGCTTCAACAATACGATCAACAGAGGGGATAACTACTTTGTTTACACCATTCTTCTGGGCATAACCAATAGCAGAGAGGATGCCTAGACGGGTAGCTTCTGTGAGGTTCTTAATTGGAGGGGGTCTCCCACCACCAGTTTTCTCCCCAAGCTCAAGCCCTGCGTTCTTTGCAAAATCCTTGATATGTCTACGTTCTGCTTCTACTCCCGGATGGTCCCAATTTCCCTGCTCTTCTTTAGGCATAAAGAGTGTAGCATCTCTATATCTTTTAGAGGCTGCCCTATACTTACTTAAGAGTTCAGGGGTGTTATAGCTAGTGTTATTTCTGATAGAACCAAGAAGCATGAAATCAGCATAAGCCTTCATAGCCTCTTTAACTACAGGGGTGTAAGCAGCAACCTCATCCGCTGGAGGGGGATCAAGCCCTACCCCCTGGTAGCCTGAAGTGTCTGTAAGGGAGTCAATGTAATTGGCCCAGCTATCTTGTTCTTTCTGAATGAGGGGGGCAATATCTACTCCCTCTCCCTCTCTCCAACCTTTTTGTACTAGGTCAGATTGAAGCTCTTCAACGAGGACATACCTCTTAGAAGGATCAGTAGGAAGTTGACTCCATTCCCCAGTGGCCTCATCAAATATCTCAGCACCATCTTCTGGGTTTCTAATGCTCATACGAGCATGGGCCATGCTGTTCTCCCCGTAGTGGGAAGCATTAGGTTTGAAACCTTGACCCTCTTGATATAACTGTCTTACAGGAAGCTCAGCATAACCAGCTTCAGGGTCTTTAACATCTTGTCTCTGATAGTTTGCGTATTGACTGTCTTCGAAAGCAACAGGATCAGGGTTCTTACCCGTCACTGCTTCCTGCATACCTCGTAATTGCTCCCGAGTGTAATATGTCTCAGGGTCAAGGTTGAACTGGTATGAGTCAAGCTCTGCTCTTCTAAGGCCCCCTACATTATCCTGTAGGTCCTTCATAATCATCTTACCTTTGACACCCTTCCCCTCTGGGAAGTCCATGTCATTGATAGCCTGATCAAGGGGAGAGCGGAAATACATACCAGAGATGGCAGGGGAAGGGGTGCCTTCCTCATAGAGAGGAACCTCTAGTCTCTTCTTACCACCAAGGAATGTACCTAGGGTGTTGGGATCAGCAACTACTCCCGTAGCAGTGGAAGCACCAAGACCCCCCATACCCATGTCTAGAGCAAACTGAGCTACATCGTCTTCATCAAACTCATAGCCTTGAGCAGCATCACGAGGGAGAGTGATGGAGTTCCAAGTATCTCGTAGGAACTGAGGAACCCCCCACCCTACACCCTCGTCTGTTTTTTCGAAAGGAAGTACATCTCCACGAGTGGAGGTAGCAGTGTCTCTGGTCTTCATCTGCTCACGATTATAAGCAGCCTCTTCAGCAGAGTTGAGGAAAACCCTCCGTTTAATTAACCCTGTCGGCTCCATTGATTTCCTCACGCAATTTTAGAAGTTTCCGAAGCACACGGGCTTCTCCCTGAAAGGCTTTGAACTCATCACCAGATGCTTGTTCTAACCCCTTGTGGACCAAATCCAGTTTAGCTGTCAGGTAGGCATTAAAGGCCACCTGAAATTCAGGATCATTGACCCACTTTTTTAACAGGAAGATAGGATTCATTAACTAGTTCCTTTATTCGCACTAAAGCCACTTTCACCGGGCTGGGCGGCACTACCAGTGCCTATTGTCCCACCCCCGCTACCGGGGCCACTTTCTGTACTTAGACCACCGGGAGGAGCGCTGGAAGCGCCCCCGCCTCCCCCCATCTGTTCCTGCTGGGCTGTGAAGGCTTTAATAACCTCAGCCTGTACTGCAGCATCTGGAAGGCTGTTAGCCACCTTATCCGGGTCAAGGTCCATGCTCTTCGCAATCTCGCGAACGATAACATCAAGCTTAGCAAACGGAGCAAGGATTGGGTTAGAGACAAGCTGCAAGAACTGCATCAGCCTCTGACTTCTTACTTCATTCGCCATGAGGCTCTCAGTTCCCCGAGCATTCACCTCAAGATCACCCACCACTCCCGGATCAAATGCAAACTGCATATTCCAAGAGAAGAAGGCTCTACCCATCGGACCAAGTAGGTAATCGTCTAGGTTCTTTACCACGGTACGAATGTTGCCATTAGCAGCATTCATCAACATGGAGATACCTGACGCTGTACGTCCTACTCCCTGAATACCAGTCTGACCATGAGCGTATGAGGGGAAGCCAGTGCTTTCGTCTGAAAGCTTCCTAGCTTGCTCGTAGAGCATCATGTTCTGCTGGGCTACATTGGGAAACTCTGTTCCAAACAGAGCCTGTCCGGGAGCCCCACCCTGTCGTCTAATCACCTTACCGGGGTAGAATGTTAGATCCTGACCGGGGACTAAATTGGTCTCATCTACTTCGATGATCAAGTTACCAGAGAGAACAGCATTATCTACTGCCATTCTCATAAAACCATTCATCAGGAGCTGGCTATCTTCCATATTTTCGGCAACACCAATTCCGAAGAAGCTATAAGGATTGAGCTCATAGGGAACGGCATAGTATGGAATGCGAGCTGGCTTGAAAGGGTTGAGAACGAGACGAAGAATCTCATTGTTGCAGACCCACACGTTTACGTTGATCTGCTTAAGCTTCCTCATGATCCGTGGGATTTTAACCCCATGGTCTTTGAGAGTTTCTGCTGGGACAAAGCCCCAGAACTCTAGTACCTCAAACCTTTCTACATCGACGTGGCCTACGCCGTCCTCCATGACATTCTCCCAACCCTTCCTGAAGTAATTGGGGCCAGTGTCACAGGCTCTGTCGATAGCTTGCTCTCTGAAATAGGGACGATCTTTTAGTTCATATAGCTGTGTCTCGGACATCTTATGACGTTCAATACACCACTCAGCTTCGTCCATATTGGCCGCATCTGGGTCTGGATAGAAGTTCCAGATAGAGACGTGGCTAGTAGAAGGAACGTCCTTCATAGTTGGCTGATACAGCCCCTGACCATTCCAGTTGGGGTATTCCTTCTCAGTAGTGAAGGGGCCTTTTAGAATGCCAGTACCGAAGAGGGCCATTTCGAATGCTGCAGCCCTAAGCTGCTTATTCGTCCCTGCCTCTTCTAGCTGATCAAGAATTTTCTTTTCCATCTTCTTAGCTGCAACGTATGCAGGATGGAATGTAACTGCTGTAGCTGTAGTGCCGGGGCCTTCAATGAGCTTGTCCTTAACCCCAGAGAGCTTCTCTGTGAGAGGGCCTAGCTTCATGTCAAAGGAGGTAGCACCGGGTGCTAGCTGGGGGCCATCTCTGGTAGGCACAGGAGCGGCTGCTTGGCCACCCATGGGCTTCTCAGACTGACCACCAGTGGGGTCCATAGGATCGAAGTGTACATCCTCTACAACGCCCTCTGGTAGCTTGGTGTGATCCACCGTGAGAGGGAATGTGTTGTTACCGAAGAGCACTTCAATAATCTGACCATAAGCAGCCAGCACCTTAGTCTTAGTTACCTTAACAAAGACCCGTGATCTCTCAGAGTCAGTGAACTGAACATCTGGACCATAGAGGCCCCGGAAATTCCGGTAGGACTGAAGAAATCTATCCTCGTCAGCCATTTTCTTCGACTCGGCACGCTGGAACTGCTTGGTCACGTAGTTAACCATCTGATTAACAGGGAGGAGAGCTTCTGCGCTATCCTCTACGTGGTCCACCATATCAGTCTCATAATTGATGCTGTCGGAGGAAATCATTACTTCATCGACCATTATTTATTCCTAGTAACCAAATGTTGGGTCTACGGGCCTATAAGCAGGTCCTGTGTCTGGGTTCCAGTCCCATATGCTGCTGCGGGGCCTACTCATCAGACCATACCTTAGCGCGTCATAGTCGTGGTCTTCTGCCTTTGTGTAGACATCCTCAGGGTTGTCGGGGTCAAGCGGAAGAGCAGGTAGGTGAGAGATAAGGTTGATGCAAGTGTTGAATATAACAAGACGAGGTTCATTAGTAAATTCATCTATCTGCAGCCTTCTATGGACTTCGTTCTTACCAGCTACACGGCTTCCCTTACTTCTATCGGAAGGTCTCCACCTGCAGCCTCTTAAGATCATTGTCTCAGCAATGGAAGGGCCTGTGTCTCCCCTCTGATGCCAACAGCTACTGTCCAATACACCGTAGCTCATCTTCTCTGGGTACTCAGCCTGTAAGACCATATCAGCTAGGTCAGCGGCCAACACCTTAGAAACATACAGCTCACGATAGACGATTAGCTGATCAGCATTATCAACAGCGAACCACAGAACAGAAGAGTGACTACCATATCCATAATCGCAGGACCTGAACTTACGCCAGTCGTCTGGAATTTCGAATGGTTCGATAACATGGAGGTGTCTCCTAAACTCGGGAAACGCGGCTCCCTCTGATACGTCCCAGTCACCATCAAGCAGACGCTTTCTCTGGTGCTCAGGGAGTGAAAGGAGCATACTTTCGTAATCACCACCCTCATACAGATGGGGGTTATCGACAAGCTTAGCAGGGATGAACCTTCTCTGGAAGAGGGGCTGTCCTGCCTTGCTATGATTAGGTGGGTAGGCTAGTACATTCCCAGTGTCAATGTCTGTAGCTGGGAAGGCTTCGCCCCAAGGGGCTGGGTCAATGAACATTCTCTTCACCCAGTCATGGCCTAGACCACCGGGGTTGGATGCAGCTCTCATGTATAGCTTCAGATCTTTAGCTGTGCTACGAAGACGAGAGCGCATATAGTTCCAACAGAAGGGGGTGGGCCAGTGAGTAAGCTCATCGAATGCAATGTAGTTGAAGGCGTTGGACTGGTATCTTTGTACGTCAATATCTTTTTCGAGGTAGGACATCCATAGCCGTCCACCGCTAGGGGTCCTCCACTCCATCTTACGCTCACTCCACTTAATCCCGGGAATGGCTTTTGGATATAAATCTTGGCTCTTAGAGATAAGCTCTCTTAGTTCCTCTGTAGTCCTACGAACAATCAGTCCCCGAAACTCGGGGTGGTTAAGGTCACGTAGAGCATCAGCAAGTAGACCATAAGACTTCCCACCACCGGCAGCGCCCCCATAGAGGACTTCTCTTTCAGACGCCGCAAGGAACTCGGTTTGAGGCCCAGGATTAGGAGCGAAGATGATTTCCTTTTGAGTCTCATCTTCATTCCTGATCGAAGTCAAATTCAAGCTGAGCTCCACCAGATTCGTCTGTGGCTCTGGCTCCGGGACGGGCTTCGATTTCCTTAATGGTTTCGATCGCCTCTTCGTACCGTTTGGTCCAGTGTTTAAGAGCAGCAACTTTTCGTTGTCTAGTTCGTTCATTGTCTAGCCTCTTCTTTAGCCCCTGAAAGGTAATGTTTCTACCGGTTACTTCTGATAACCAATCGGCAACATCTCTTAAAGAGTAGCCCTTCTTAAGGTGCTGTCTAGCTTTTTCTAAGGCTTCCAACTCAAAAACTACTGGTAATAGTACCTTATCGTCATTCTCATCAGCTTGGTAGCCGAAGGGAATTGTTCTAGAAATACGAGGAATGGAGGACCATTCTGTCATTGTTACCTGCCGACACCGGGACGGACCATTACGCGGTCCTTGGTCTTTGCACGAGGCTTACCAGCCTGCTTCTTCATGACGTTCTTAGCCCGCTCAGCAAAGCTGAGTGATGGACCCTGAACTTCCTTCTTGACAGCGGCACGCTTAGCAGCAATCTTAGCTAGGCCAGCCTGTACACGAGTCTCTGGACCCTGTACAGCAGCGGCTGGGCGCTTCTTGGGAGAGCCTACAGCAGTGCTAGCTGGACGGGCCTTAGGGCCACCAGAGCTAACCTCTTCCTTCAGCTTAGTGTTGAACTGCTTACCGTTCCATGAGAAGACCTTCTTCCCAGCGTTACGAGCAGAACGGAATGCTTCTTTAAAAGTTGCCATTGTTACTTACCACAGGCGAGGTCACGGGCTTCCGCAACCTTGAGCATCTTATTGAGCTTCTTGTTCATCTTGTTTAGATCAACGTCGAAGAGGGCGGCGATTGGGCCATAAGCAGCAAGCCACTGGGCCTTGTAAGCCTCTACAGCCTTGATGTTGTCGCAGAGAACCTTGTTGCTCATGTCAGTAGGAGCAGTGGTGGTGTCAACGAGAACGACTGGGGGCTGTGGGAGCTTGCTGGTGTCTACAACACCGCCAGCGGTACAGGCTGCGAGGGAAAGGGCCATAAGAGCCCCTAGAATAAATTTAAACATGTTAACCTCTCTTGGGCTGTTTAATACGATTGGCGTGACGGCTCACAACTCTCTTGTTGGAGGCCCGGTTATCACGGGGATTGAAATTCTTATGATCAATCTCTTTTCCGTCCCCTTTTCGTACCAACCCCTTTTTCATGGCATCCTTACGGGCCTTGTTCCGGGCAGCACGATCCTTCTTACCCTTAGCAGTACCGTGGGTAGCGGCATATTCTTTGTCGTAGTTACGAGGGGCTCTAGCCATCACTTCCTCTTCTTTACTTTTTTATTAACCTTGCCCTTTACGGCAGTGTTATTATGGAAGTTGTATTTGTAGCTAGAGGCCTTACCACCACTCTTACGAGCTGCTCTGTCCTTAGCACGTTCAGCAGGAGTCATCTTTCCCCTCTTCTTGCCCTTAGAAGTTTCCTTCCCTTTGGCGTCGAGGTTGCCTGCTTCTTTCATCTTCTTCGTAGCCACGGCATAGGCTTTATCTTTGTCCATACCATTGGCTACCAACTGGCTTACGAGCCTCTCTAAGATTGCTGGCATTATGCGTCCTTCGGCGGCAGCACGAAGATGCCGCTACTAATCTCAACTTTCTCGGTCTTAACAATACCAACTCGGTCTAGTACCTGAGCAATGGCAGAGAGCTTATTACGAACACCAAGACTATTAGGCTTGTCTAGGGCATCCATTAGGCCAAAGGCAGCCTTAGGAGCAGCTCTTGATAGAAACCTCTTGGTCTCCTCAATAATCTCCTCCTCTAGGGCCTTGACAATAGCGGAAGTGGGGGTGGTGTCAGAGTAGCCTGCTAATTTCTTGGCCTTCTCTACACTACCACCCGCCACATCCCCAAAGAGAACTTCAAGGAAGAGAGCTTGCTTTTCGGTCAGTTCTCTAGTTTTCATTATATTTCCTTAGGCGTTAAAATTGGTCCAGTGGAAGTCACAAACAGTGCCGATGGCATTGGCTGAGTTCCAGTTGGTAAAGTCATGGTCGCCACCCGGATTTTTAGTCTCCGAGTAATCAATACTCTTAGTATCAAAATAGTCTGCAAGCTGGTCACTACCGGCTTCAACGTCACTCCCTGTGCCCACGGTTAGGTGGATTGGGGGAATGGTCTTACCAGCAGCGATTGCTCTGTCAAACTCTCCTGTAAGATGGATAGCAGCATACCTAGCAACGTTGCTGGCATACGCACCATAGACAGGAGCCATGAAGTCTGTATCACCATCTGTGTAGTTTAGGTAACTACCAGACATACCGCTTACACTGTTAAACGTACCACTTGGGCAAATGCTGTAGTAGTGGAAGGCACCCCAAGCTCCCATTGAGAAGCCTGTAACACCTCGTACACCGTTAGCCCGATAGCGAGTCTCAATATGGGGCATAAGCTCCCATCTGAAGAAACTATCGAACTTAGACGTAGCCCGTAGGGGGCTGTCTACAAACCAACCATTACCATCTGTAGCAGAGACATCATCATCACAGTCAAAGCAGACTACGATCATTGGCTTTGTTGCCATCTTATTTCGTAGAACAGACATTGACGAGAAGACATTGACGTTGCTGCTCTGCCCGTGTAGGGCATACAGCACTGGGTAGGTTAGTCCACTAGAAGCATAGTTAGGCGGAAGCATCACATGGACTGTAATATCCTTACGACACTCTTCACTATATACCGTATACTGTTCAGTAGTTGTGCTGCCACCCGGTGCTCCCGTAGTGACTGCTGAGCTAAGCTGAACCTGGTTAAAGAGACCCTCCATTTTCGGTGTACCAGATCTTGATGACATCGTGGTAGATGCCAAGAGAGACCCCGCGCACTCTGGGAGTTCCAGCCCCAATACGGTTGTAATAGCTTAAGCCACCGTTTGATCCGGTGCCAGTCTCAGTGTAGATGTCTCCACTACCCTTTTCAAAGTTGCGATAGCCGTTAATACTCTTATACTCAAGATCAGTCATACCAACGTTCATCTGCTTGAATGCAGCGATGAAGGTTGCATTTGATAGTGGTAGTACAGTGCCGGGGTCAAGACTGTCCAAGCATATACCTAGAAGCATCATAGTCAGAGGAATACGACTACCATACATACCGTATGGAGTGAGGGCACTTCTCGGGCCATTAGCGTCTGAAGCAGCAAACTCAGTAAGCATACCCCTGATCCCCTTATTAGGAAGACCAGCCTCACCAGTGGTGATTTTGGCATAACCAAGGTGTCCGGGACCAATCCATCCATTAGAGGCATCACCACCATAACCAGTCTCTACGAGAGCGTTAAAAACTCTGGTGGCAGCAGCACTAACAAAATCAACTAGTGGGCTATTAATAGTAAGGCTTGTGAAGTTAGGTGAAGCACACACCCAGTTTACAACAGAAGCTGCAATCTGAGCGGTTGTTGGCTTACCACTACCACCGGAACCAGTCCAAGTGTTGAAGGCATTTGTTAGCCCCTGATCACTTAGCTGTGTAGCAAAGTTAGCCCTGTTAAAGGTGTTAAGGAAACTAGTAGCATTAGCATTGCCCAAAAATACTGCACACACCTTAACCATTGATGGCCCAGCGCATGAGTAGTTAGGAGCACTCTTCCACCAGTAATCCTCACCATTGATACTATCAATCTGAGTAGTAGTGTTGGCAACAATCTGGTTGTTCTTGGTAGAAGTGCAGTGGGCAGCGGCAACTAGGAGAGCCTTAATTAGAAGCTCAACCTTAAGCTTTTCTGTAGCGTTTAGCGGAGTGAGGCCAGCACCTAGACCAGTACCATTCCATACCCGAGGGTTGTTCTTGGTAATGGTGCAAGCAATGGCGAACCAAAGCTCCATCTGTGTGCAGAAGCCGTTAGTAGCAACTGGGCAGTTAGCCCCCTGAATGCTATAACGAATTTGAGCCAGTACGTGACTATCAGCAGCTGTGTTTCCTCTGAAGCTTTCGTAAGCCTCATACACTGAAGCAGGTCCGGGCCAAGCGTTGTTACATCCACCACCTAGGGAGTTGGAATAACGAGTAGCAGCTAGGCCAGTTGCTGTAGTGAACTGTGCTGTTGGGATAGCAGGTAGCTCTGTAGCCTCTGGTGGATCTACTTCTAGGCCAGCAATAGTGATAGGAGTATGTGTCCATGCTAGTTTAGTGTCACCGGTCGGTAGGTGTCGCCAATAAGCTTTGGGAGTGACCTGAGAACCCACTTGATAACCATTAGTAAAGGCTGTACCACTTGAATAGAACGTACCAGCAGTAAGTTCTGGGAGAGCAGTTGAATAAGCCTCACCCCAAATAGCGCCTCTTAGAGAAAATTCACCATCTTCTGTAGTTGGGCTGAAATCAATAGCAGTTACTGTTCTGTGGAATTTACCAGCAACTCCGGGGAACCCGGCAGTGGTAGCCTCATCAGGATCAGTGACTTCACGTACAACCATGAAATTCTGTGCAGGGTCTGTTGGCCATACAAAGAGATCAGGGGCTGTAATAAGAAGCTGGAAGCTCTGTGTAGCACTACCGCCTGAGTTAGAAGCTGTTACAGTGATGGTTTCATTGAAAGCACCAGTCTGTACGGGGATGGTAATGAGACCAGTTGAACTGTTGATTGTAGCAATCGAGCTCTGAATGCTGTAGGTACGGTTGGAGCCAGCGAAGGCAGCAACTACTGTCGCCCCTGCTACTGAACCAGCCCCTACTGTGTATTCGTAGGTCTTAGTTGGTAGGGAGCCTACAGCTGTTGGTGCCGCATACCTCACCGAATAATTCTGGCTAAATACGTCTGTGCTACCATTAGCATTAGTCCCGACAGAGTGGAGACGAAGAGTCTTACCATCATCACCAGCTACTGGGGTGTAGAGAACATGTGTATCAGTAGCAAGAGTACCAACATCAATGTTGCTAACTTGGAACCTGTTTGTAAAGGTAGTACTCAGTACCCAAGTGGTCGAGCCTGTAAGCTGCACCCCAATTGTAGCAATGCTGTTCAACAGTCCATTGACTGAAGGACCAGTATCTACTGTAGGGGGGTTTCCGGGGAGATCAACAGCCAGTACCGGGGTGGTCTTTCTCGTACTACCCAGCTGGAATTCACCAGAAGTGGCATTGTACATAAGAATGACAGCATAGGCATCATCATCTGCAACTAGACCTGTACTCACTCTCACCGTACTCCCCACAATAATGGGGAGAGTGTTATTAAATGTAGCCCAATCAAGAGGAAGAAGAGTTGCCTCATCTACGTCGCTTGGGAGAGGACCAATGTAAACACGGGTAGTCCAAGGAGAAGTAGGATCGAAAGTTGATGCACCCTCAAATTCTACGTCTACGAGACCAGCAGGACCTGCATCATCAATTGATGTCATGTTCCAGTCAGCATCAGCTACGTAGTAAATACCTTCCTGATCAATGTTAATGGTGTCAGCAGGAGAGCTGGGTGGGCCTAGACCCTCTGCTGTCTTAGCAGAGATGGTTAGGTCAACATCCCAATCCGTAACACCCCATTGCCATTCTGGATAGTTGTCAGGGTCGAAAGCAAAATCTGTATCTGTTAGCTCACTACCATCAGCTTCTGCCTCAACTGACCAGAAGTTAGCATCTGGGGAGTTGACAACATAGCTTGTGATTGTAGTTGGGCTAGTGGGAGGGGTAGCTACGGTGATGTTAAGTGTACCAGCAGCACCATCCCATGTACCAAAGGTATAACCTGCAGTCATCTCATCTGGAAGGTTGTCAGGCAAACTTACCTGCCTTGCCTGTCTACGAGTCTGCACCCCGTTAACAATGGGAGCGATGTAGTAGGTGAGATCTGAGGTCTGTGTTAGGTTAGAGTAGCCAAGACGGTTAAACGCGATTTCAGTCGTGCCAACTTCGCCCGTGAGTCTGTAGCCTCTGTTGTTGTCCCCATAGACATAAATACCATTCAGGCCCTCATTAAGTGTAACCTCAATGATGAGCTTGTCCGGGTGCGTAAGACCGTCCTCTTCCGTGAAGAAAGTAACGGTTTCTACAATTGTAAAGTTGGGGATAACATCAGGCTGTGTGTCTGTGTTGTTAATTGGAATTCCAAAGCCAGCCATTATATTTCCTTACCATGCGATCCCGTAGACAGCCCAAAATTCAGATGAGCCGTTAAAAGTAACACTCCCTCCGGGATATGAGGAAAGAGTAGAAGGACCAATCCACCTATTTCTGGTCAAACCAGAGTTATTTGTGCTGTTTACAGCTCCCAAACCTAAATCATCAGAGCTTACTGTACGACCAGCCGTTTCTGTGAAGGTTTGTACCCACACCCTACCACCAACTTTCCACCCTTTAATAGCTGGGATAGTCACTGTAGCAGAGGTAACAACGCTCTTAGCACCACCTTTAACACTTCTGGCACAACCAAATCCATGAATCTGAAACATGGTAGCTGTACCACCAGAGCAGGTGACACTGATAGCATCAGAAGGGGCAATGAACCAACCTCCATCACAACCAGAGGTGGCACTAGGAGAAGTGGCACCAGTAAAAACTGTAACACCAGCATTGTCAATGGGCCTAGTAGCAGCCGATAAGTTACCAGTGAAACCAATAACTACTTCTCCGGTAAGCCCGTTTGAATGGGTTGCTGAAGAAATAGTACCACCACTTCCTCCTGCTACGTAACGAACACAACGTGGCTGACCAAAGTTGTTCATAAACATTAGACTCTTCCTACCTCTTGCCATCTAGCTTGGAAGTTAGTGGTCTGTGGGCCTGTCAAGAGAATGGCAGGCGAAAGCTTCGACAATGCCAAGATCACGTCATCATAATTCTTATCAGTTTCTTCGTTTGCTAGATATGCAGCAGCTTTCTTTGTCTGTTTAGCAGCTACAAACTGTGCGTCAGTTAGGGCATCAGAGGGAGCAGCAGCAGCCATATTGTTTGTCACTGTGTCTCGTAGGAGAGTACGCTGAGCCCCCGGAAGCCCCTTAACAAGGGCGAACCATTGAGGACCAGTGAGGTTAAACTCAGTGGCCAGAAGGTCCCTTGTAGTGGAGGTAGAGGTAACAGTGGTGGGTTGGAAAGTCTTCACCACCTCTGTTACTACCTTTGGGTTGCCCGGAGTAGAGAGATCTACGGGGGCAGCTACAATGAGCTGCTTGTATACGCCCCCCGTAGAGGCTTTAGGAACGTGGGCAGCAATCCACTCAGGGGTAGTATCTACATACTCCCTGATCTGATCGACAGGGAAGACTAGAGCATAAATTGTCATATCTTAGTCATCCGTTGCTGCGTTAGTTGTAAGCGTTACGAGAACACCAAGTAGAATGGCATCCTGTGCTAGGTCATCGTTAGCTGCTGTACCGTTACCGTCCACGTCTCTAGAGACCCGAATGTTGAATACATCCCCTGCAGCAATGGTGTTACCAATTGTAAGGGCAGAGGAAGCTGAGCCAATGTAGAGGTCTACACCAGTGGCACCATCGTCTACAACCCTCTGAGCTGTACCCCAAGTACCATCCATCGTATCATCATTAGCAAAGCTCTGGGCTTCAAAGCACCAAGTAACTGTTGCTGTGGCGTTGGAGGTAACGTGGGTCCAGTAGGGGGTTAGTGTAATGGTTGAGAGGTTGTACCTCTTAGGCAGGACCAACTGAGCCTGAGCAAATTCATCGGCTGCTGTATCGAAAGCCATACCATAGTACATAACGTCATTGGTAGTAGTTTCGAAAATAACAGGTTCAGCACCAGAGGTAGCCGAAGCAACAAAGGCACCACCTGATAGCCAGAACTGTTTAGTACCAGCAAGCTCTACGAATACACCTTCTACCTGTAGTCTACCGGCGGCTTGACGAGACAGAGTAGTGTCTGTCTGAGAAGTGCCAAGCTCAATGGTATTGAATGTTGGAGCAGCTCCTTCAGCAGCAGCACCTGTAAGCAATGTGCCTGCAATAGCAGGTAGCAACACGGTGACATCAGCTGTAGAGGCTGGGCCTTGTAGCGTGACTGTGTTAGTACCACCATCTGTATCTTCTTTGAAGCCAATAGAGCTACCACCTGAAGCAGAGGCTGCAGTGAAAGCCATTCCGTTAATGGAGGTGGCTGTTGCTACGCCCAAGACTGGTGTGGTTAGTGATGTGCTGGCTGGTAAAGTGACAGTGCCTGTAAAGGTTGGTGAGGCCAGAGGGGCCTTAAGTGCTAGGGCAGAAGTAGTCGCGGCATCAGCCGCTGCTCCGATATTAGAAAGAATGGTTGCGTTGTTAGCAGAGCCAAGCATCGTGTATACATTAGCCGAAGTAGCAATAGCTTCTGGAGCACCAGAGCCAGAGGTACTACGACCAATAAGCTGATACTGAGCTAGGTTGTCCATCTTAGAGAGGCTTACTGCTGCAGCATCAATGGTCCAAGTAGCACCAGAGGCTGAGACAGTGATGTCACCCTTGTCTCCATCGGTAACGCCTACACCACCACCCTGAATATCTGAGGGGCTTAGGTGAACAACTCCATCGTCATCAAACCAGTAGTGGAGATAGTAACGATCAAGAGCACTGGTCCCCATAACAATGGGGTTGTCTAAACCCCCTTCTATGAGAACGTCTGCTTGACCCACTCCACTAGTATCAATGGTAACGGACATTGCACCGCCGTCTGTATTGACGAGAACAATGTAACCCTCCATTAGCTGATTATCATCTGCAGCATCTACGTCTGCAAAAAGAAGCGTCAGGTTGGTAGTGTGTGAAATTATAGCGTTCTGTTGAACTAGGTAGTCGAAAGTAGCTACGTCAGTAACCGGGGCAATAGCTACGAAAGCCCTATAGTCCCTCAAGCTCTCACTGTCTGGGGCTGGTAGGGCTGTTTCACCCGTGATATATTCCTCAAATGTTGGAGAAACGTAAGGATCTAGTGCTAGACCGCTAACATTGCCCGAAACATCGAGAACAACAAGCTCACCGGGGTTAACAAAGGGGGCAAAAATACCTGAAGTGAAGTCATTTAGCTCAGATTCGCTCTGACCAGTGATTCCGTCCATAATATCGGGGACGCTCATGCCAGCTGCAACGCCAAGAGGAACAACTTCTACTTCTGTCCCGCCCCGAACCACTACAGCAGAGTCACCAACGGTGAAAACATCTGGTGTAAGGGTCAAAATTGGGACGAAAGAAGAGAGCCAAGTGGCATCTCCGTCAACATCAGAGGATTTCATCAAGACTTCGAAGGTTAGGCCCCCTGCTGGGACCCCTTCTCCTGAAGATGCCACCCATTCTGCGTCATAATCATCATCACTAGCCTTAACCAGCACCCAATTCTCCTCACCACCGCCGGGTAATCCGGCAATAGAGGGAGTGTTGTTGATGTCTGCGTAGTCACCAGTGTATGCTAGATCAGAAAGAGTTTCATTATGATCATAAAGCTCGGTGAAGTTGGAATTAATCTTGTCTCCACCTTGGCGAAGAGTGTCTCCGGTGCCATCGTTGGCTACTGTACCGATATTAATTACTTGTTTAGCCATCGTTATCCCACTTATAGTTTGTACTGTCCCACTTTACTCTGTAAGAATCAAATGTAGGAAAGATGGCAGCAGCCATTGCTATGATTTTCCAGTGCAAAGCCTCAAACCGAGGTCCCCACCAGACGGTTCGTCGGTTGACTCTCCCCAGCTTATTGTTTTGCATCCTAGTCTCCTAGTCTTATTTAAACTTCGCCAAGGTTGCTGTTCTAACAAGATTGCCTGCAACAGCTTTTTCGTCTTGTGTTCCTTGGAATGCCCTAGCAGCAGATCGTCTTTTCGCCCATGCAACTACTTCCGCTGCTTCAAGATCTGTTAAAACCCTAATCAAAGCATCAGCACTTATAGCAAGATCCCGCTCATCACTGGGGGGAGACAACCAATCAAAAGATATAATGGCCTCACGAGAGGCGATAACGTCTTTAGCTTCTATAGCATCCTCTAAGATTTTACCAAACACCAGCTCAGCTAGAATTAGCTCGTATTTTTCCATTAGGCTGCCCCATAATAAGTACGCATTGATGCTAGGGTAGTGTCCATATCCGTGGCCCCACTGTCCCCAAGCCAAACGTGCATTTCAGTCAGAGTCTTATTAATGCCTGTTGTAGCACCATTGGTGATACGGGTAAAACCAAAAGCCTGATCAACCATAGCATCAGAGTCTGAAGCAGCTGCTGTAGTAAGGTAGGTGGCACTTGCTGCCATCCTACTCCCCATAGCCGTAAGCTGATCATAAACAATGGGAACCACAGAAAACTGAGCATTTCTATTCTGCTCAATTGATTGAGAGGAACCAAACCTACGAATAAGAACGGCAGTGAGGGAGCTTCCAGTTTCAGCCTGACCCGCTGTTCTTACCGACAAAATCCTGTCGTTTGATACGTTGTTCGGGATAGACCCACAAACCGCACCAGAGAGGTAGTTTCCAGTGTAGGTGGTAAAATCTGTGGTGGCAAATGCTGAGGTAGCCGAGCTCGCAAACATTCTAGGAGTGCCATTTGTATTAACGTCTAGTACCCCAGTGTTAACAATCCTCCACTGATTACTGTTTGTACTGGTAATAACATCATAGGCAGTGCCTGCAGCAGCTTGGTTATACATCGTGTGTATGAAGCCGTTTCCAGCCCCAACGAAAGTCATTAGTGCAGCAATGTCTAGGTATGGGCCATTAAACCCAATGTTAGCAAAGGTGTCATCACTAGACCGTCTCACCCTTATGCATGAGCCAGTATAAGCCTCTCGTAGCTTACGAAGACCGACTGACATGGTGGGGGTATTGGTGAGACTCTCAAGTAGACGAGCTGGAAACTGGGATTCTGTTACCCCAACACCTAAGCCTAATCCAAGTGCCATTGTATTTTCCTTACGAAGCGTCGATAATAGCAATCTTGTCTAGAAGACGTAGGTTGGTTAGATCAAGGGAAGTTCCATTAAGAACTAACCATCCCGTAGCATTCACTGCTGTAGGGGAGGTGGCAGGAGCAGCTACGTAAATATTTCCGCCTGTGACGGTGATACGAGCTGTCTGACCAGCTAGAGCGGTGATTGTAGTAGCACCGGAAGTGCCGCTTGAGGTCTTGTTCTCCTGAGCGGTGTACCTGCCGTTATAGGCAGGAACCCCACCACCTACACCACTGTCTGCAGTGTAGGCATATGAGAAAACGATGTTAACAGTGGCCATTAGATCACCTGTGCCCAATGAAGGGTGGCACCAGCTAGAGCTGTAACCGCACTCACTGTGACTTCCGAAGCAAAACGAGCAATCACTGTACCATCAACTGAGGGAGTGATAACCCCTTCGATCATGGCTGTACCACCAGCTGTCAGCGTATCCGCGTTAGCAGCAGCAGGAATGTCGTAAGCTGTTGCGAAGTTGGTGGTGAGGGTGGTGGCTGTAATTGGGTAGGAAGAACGATAAGAAAGCGCAGTGGGGGCAGCTGGTCCATTAACGGTGAAACGAACACCTGTGGTAGTGGCAGCTGAAGTGAAGGGAATGAAAAACCGGAACCAATAGGTCGAATCTGCTACTACAGCAAACGAAAGACCAGTGATGTCCGTAATGGTGTTAGCTACGGCCTCAGCGTTAATCACTGGGGCTGCGAGAACAACCTGATTGAATGGGATGAAGGGGCTAATTGCGGAGGTGGAAGTCTTTACAACACCCCCGGCGCTCTTCACCTGCCAACCGGTGGACTCGGTGTATTCCATAACTTCCCCAGCCTGCAATGTGACTGTTGGGGAGATGTAGCGCTCAGTGGCGCTAACGTCAAACTTCACCGTCACTGTCTGTGTTGAAGAAGCATGTCGGTTACGAATGATGATGGTTTTGATAATACGCTCAGAGGCCAGATTACGCCCTGAAAGCATTGTGGTGGTTGTGCCTGTGGCTACATTTCCGCTGGAAGAACCGGGCTGACCCGACTTCCACTCCTGCCAACTAACATAATAATCCGTACTAACGGACGCAGTGGTTAGAAGCTCCAATGTATCGTTTAAAGAGGATAGTAGGATCATTGATGTTCCCTAAAAATTTAATAGTTTCGATATTAAAATTCAAAACCCTTCCGAAATGTTCTTTCCCACTATGAATCTCTAGGAGCTATCGTCTAGGGAATAGGTCTTTCGGAAGAGTTATGAATATGATAATATATTATATACTTTGGATGGAATACAGGAATGTAGAGGCATAGAGAGCGCCTCCATTCAGTGGATTCGATTAGTATATGTATATTACCTTAGTCTTTCTTTTTCTTCTATATAGAAATATCCCGAAAACGTCTTTTTGTGACAAAATAATTTAAACTATTTTTCTCTTTTTTCGTAAGCCATTAATAATAAACAAAACATTCTTTTTGGTTCTTTGAAAAAGAACGTTATTAAGCGACGTATATCGGGCAAAGCCTTGCCCTCATACTAACGTAAACAGAAGGTACGAATGGAAAGAATAAGATCGAAAGCCCCCCATGTTAAACCTCGTAACATCCTCCTCATTCAACCGAAACGTTATGCTATGGAATGTAATACCAATATAATACCGAAGTGGTTGACATCAAAATACCCCTTCTGTGTGAAAGTGTATATATCACAACGCCCTAACCCCCCATGGCCCATGCGCCCCCTGGTCTAGTGTCCCGCTATACTGTGCCAAGATAGTGTGGATTGGATTGGTCTTAATGTCTATAACCACCATATACTAAAGCGCCTTAGTAGTTAATGTCTGACAATCTACATCAAACGTCAACTCTCATATACCCAAGCATAACGCCTTAGTCTATGGCTTTACTAGATTGTTGGCAGCTGGGCAAATGTCTATCGAGATAGTCGTGTATTCCGCAAGCATAGGGAACGGCGCGCGTCGCCTACGCGCAATGCGCTTGCGTCTTTTCCATTCTTTCATGTAAGAGGGAAAAGCTAATGAAACCAAACACTTAGCAGAAAGTAGGGGAAAGGGAGAAAAAAGATGTCCTATCATCTCAAAGGGTTAGTCGCTTCGCTCCTCTTTTTTTCGTTCCTCCCCTTGTCTGGCCTAGGTCCGGGCCTATCTGTTAGCCCGAGACGCTGAACCGAGTTCCTGCTAGGCCCGAGGGCCAAGAAAAGTTGAACTCTCAGAGTTTCCCCCGGTTGAACTCTCTCTCATGAGTTCCCATATGTCTTTCGTCGGGCCTAGCATCCTGAAAGGGTAGCGAAGTCTGGCAAGCCTGAACGTCTCGCCCGTTGCCCGTGGCATAGTTACGGCAAGCGCCTTGACTTCGGTCAAGCGTACAATCTGGAAAGGAAAGCTTATGTCTAAGGGCATGACGCCAGCCTTTCACTATCTAGACATAATGCGGTCTAGCCGTCACGTTGATGGTCCGCAGTATGAGCTAGAGCCGGGGCATGAAATGGTCCCGATAGTGGAAGCTGGCAAGGCAACGATCATGGTTGATCGGGTTACGAACTTGTTCGTTGATCCGAAAGACTATCAGCGTATGCAGCGCAAGTTGTATGCGCAACAGAAAGCCGAGCGTCGCAAGTCGCAAGGCAAGCCTGTTGGCTCGGGTGTCCGCAAGGTCGCCAAGCCAGAGGAAAAGGTGGAACGCTACGTTCCGCCCGAACCGATTGAGCGTGCTTCACGCTTGATTGTTGATCGTAAGAATGCAAAGCCGCTTGGCTTGCGTCCCCGTGGATATGTCCGCTCATACACTAATGGGCTTGGGCATTCCCCGCGTGGCTGACACATAGGCGAGACGCGCAAGCGTCTCTCCCTTTCCAGCGCCCGCGTCCCGTGGCGAGAAACGGACGCACGTATGCCCTAGTGGCAACGTGACATTGCGAATAGTGCTGCTCTTATCGGCGCGCATGTACCCTTCGCGGGGCGATGCAAGCTGGTGATGTGAGCATACGAGCTATTCGCCCCCGATACACCGTGTCCCGGGATATGGGCGGAGCATTGCGCTTTGCCCTAGGACATCGGAAAACGCGAAAGCGTCCTTCTTTT